ACAGGATCAAGTAAATGCTCCAGCAGGGTGTTTGTTTATAAGAAGTATACAAGTTTATGATTCGACAACTGCTGTTACAGGGGCTAATGATTATTTAGAAAAAAAAGATTATACATACTTACAACAATATGTTCCATCAACAGAAACTGCAAAAAGAGGTAAACCTAAATACTATGCCATGTATGGCGGGGCAACAGGAGAGTCTGACACTACCTCGGGACGTATAGCTTTAGCTCCTACTCCTGATCAAGCTTATAAATTTAGAGTGCATTTTAATTTTATGCCTGTTCTTTTAGAAGATAACAATACTAACTATATCAGTCTTAATTTTCCAAATGGCCTACTATATTGTTGTTTATCAGAGGCATATGGATTTTTAAAAGGCCCAATTGATATGTTGACACTATATGAAAATAAGTATAAACAAGAGGTACAGAAGTTTGCTAACGAGCAAGTTGGTAGAAGACGAAGAGATGACTACACTGATGGCGCTGTTCGTATACCAGTAAGATCGGCAAACCCGTAGGAGAATAAATTATGGCAATAACATCAGCAATTTGTACAAGTTTTAAACAAGAACTTTTAGTTGGTACACACAATTTCACAGCTACTACTGGAAATACTTTTAAAATAGCTTTATACACAAGTTCTGCAACTTTAGGTGCAGGAACAACTGCTTTTTCATCCACTAATGAAATTACGAACTCATCTGGAACTGCTTACACGTCAGGCGGAGCAAGTCTTACAAGTGTAACTCCTACAACAGATAGCACGACAGCTGTTTGTGATTTTGCAGACGTAAGTTTTACTTCGGCATCTTTTACAGCAAACGGTGCTTTAATTTATAACTCATCACAATCTAACAAAGCTGTTGCAGTTATAGCTTTTGGTGGAGATAAAACTGTATCGTCTGGTACATTTACAATTCAATTTCCAACAGCAGACGCAACTAACGCGATCATCCGATTAGCATAAGGAGGTCCTCCTTATGGCAAACACTTGGAATCAATCAGGAACAACCTGGGGCACAGGTCGTTGGGGAACGACTGAAGCTTTTACGAGTGGTTGGGGTGTTGATGCATGGAATACAGGTGGATCATGGGGACAAGCTACTGACGAAGTAGTACAAGTAACAGGTTTATCTGCAACATTATCTATCGGAGACGTTATATCAGGAGCTAATCAAGGTTGGGGTAGAGCTGCTTGGGGTGAAGAACCTTATGGAGAAAGTGATAATCCAGTTGTTACATTAACAGGTCAATCAGCAACTTTATCTGTTGGAGATGTTACTGTTGATGCACAAATAGCAGTTGGTTGGGGCCAAGATGGTTGGGGTGTTGAGAATTATGGACAATCAGGATTAACAGTAGAATTAACTGCTCCTGATGCAATTACATCTGATTTAGGTCCTAATGGTTGGAGTAATGGAACGTTTGGAGAAAACAGTTGGGGTATGTTTACTTTAAATCCTGCAGATGTTGTAGGATTAACAGGACAATCAGCAACTGCTAGCGTTGGATCTCCAACTCCAATAATAGATTTTACAGGAGTATTAACAGGACAGTCAGCCACGTTATCTGTTGGAACAATAGCTCCTACAGAAATGTCTGTTGGATTAGGAGGACAGGCAATAACAAGTGCTGTTGGTTCAATAGCACCTGCTGATGTGGTAGGTATAACAGGTGTGTCAGCAACATCTTCTATAGGAAGTGTTGTAGTAGACAACATAGAACTTATTGATTTAACTGGACTATCTTCAACAGTATCTGTTGGATCAGTAACTGTTGATGATATGGCTGTAGGATTATCCGGCATATCTGCAACTTTATCGGTTGGAAGTATAACTGCTGCAGATATGACTGTTGGGTTAACAGGTCAAGAAATAACTACCTCTGTCGCTGGATTTGGTGTATCCACAGGGTTTGGAATACAAGCATATCAAGATGTTGACACGGGTACTAATATAACTTATAGTGACGTCGCATAGGAGAAAAATAACATGGCATCAACATTTAGTCCTTTAGGTATAGAACTTCAAGCAACTGGTGAAAACGCCGGTACATGGGGAACAAAAACAAATACTAATTTACAGCTAGTAGAACAAATAGCTGGTGGTTTTACACAACAAGCTGTCTCCGATTCTGGAGATACAGATCTTTCAGTAACTGATGGTGGAACAGGAGCAACTCTTGCACACAGAATGATCGAATTTACAGGATCATTAAGTGCTGGAAGAAACGTTACTATACCAATTGATGTTCAAACTTTTTACTTCTTAAAAAATTCTACAAGTGGATCGCAAGATGTAACATTTAAATATGTTTCGGGTTCTGGAAGTTCTGTTGCGGTTGCACCTTCAAGTGTTAAAATTGTATTTGCTTCTGCAAATGATGGCACTAACCCAGATATTATTGATATCGGAATGGGTGATGTAACACTTACAGGAACACAAACTTTAACAAATAAAACTTTAACTTCACCAAAAATTGGTACGGCTATTAATGACACTAACGGTAATGAATCAGTTAAACTTACAGCTACAAGTTCTGCAGTAAATGAATTTACAATAGCAAACGCTGCTACAGGAAATGATCCAACACTATCTGCAACAGGTGGTGACACAAATATAGATATAGCTATCGCACCAAAAGGATCTGGAGAAACTGTATTTGGAACAGGCGCTGCTGCAGCCACTCTTACAACAAGTGGTGCTCACGATTTAGTATTAGATACAAACTCTGGAACTAACTCAGGTACAATCACAATTACTGATGGCGCAGATGGAAATATTAATATTGCACCAAACGGAAACGGTGTAGCTCAAGTTGGTGGCTCTGCAATTAAAGTTGCAGGTAAAGAATCAATATGGGTTCCAGCAGTTGCTATGTATCCTAATACAACAAATGGTTGTGCAGACATAGCACAAGTAGAATTATCAAATGGTCCTGAAATTAGAACTTTAGATTTTGATAAAGACTCTGATGAAAATGCTCAGTTCGCTGTTGCATTTCCTAAATCATGGAATGAAGGAACAATTACTTTTCAAGCATACTTTACAGCAGACTCTACTAATACAGGAACTGTATCTTGGGTGTTAGCAGGTGTTGCTTGTGCAGATAATGATACGATTAATGCTACTTTTGGAACAGGTGTAGCACCAACAGCAAAAGCACATAGTGGTACAGCAAACGATATTGACGTTACAGCAGAAAGTGGAGCAGTAACTATTGCAGGTTCTCCTAGCACTGATGAACAAGTCTTCTTTCAAATAACAAGAGACGTTTCAGCAGATGATTTGACAGCTGATGCAAAACTATTAGGAATTAAAATATTCTTCACTACTGACGCTGCTAACGACGCATAAGGAGTATAGAATATGAAACACAGAGAAAAAGAGATACAACCTCTTACAGTAGGAAAAAGTACATCCAACATATCTAATCGTAAAGGTAAATCTTTTGGATATCAAATTTTAGGATTTGGTTCTGGAGGAGGTGCTAAAAAATTATCTTTTGATTTTCTTATCGTAGCCGGTGGCGGAGGTGTTAGAAACGTCGGCGGTGGCGGAGGAGGAGGATTTGGAACTTCTTTTCCTGGAGGGACAAAAGTAGAAATTGCATCAGGTGCTGCTATAACTATAGGTGCTGGAGGTCCATCAGGACCAGAGGGTGACCCTGCCCGAGGAGGACAGGGAGGAAACTCTATCATTGCTGGAGTAACAGGAAATACTTTTCGTACTGGAGGCGGTGGCGGAGGTGGACACTCAGGTGGCCCAGGAGGATCCGGAGGTGGCGGTGGAAACGGCCAACCTGGAGGAACTGGAAACGCAGGAGGTTTTTCACCAGCAGAAGGTTTTAATGGTGGGGGAGGTCACCCAAGAACCCAAGGTGGGGGAGGTGGCGGAGCCGGAGGTAGCGGCAGCGTAGCTGGTAATAACGGTGGCCCTGGCGGCGGAGGAGCTGCTAGTAATATAACTGGATCACCTGTAAGTTTTGCAGGAGGTGGCGGCGGTGGCGGCCACGGAGGACAGTTTTCACCTGGATCACCAGGTGGCTCAGGTGCCGGAGGTGTCAATTCCGATGGAACAGACGGATTAGGCGGCGGTGCTGGTGGCGGTAAACAAGGAAGTGACCCACAACATGAATCAGTAGGTGGAAGTGGAAGAATTGTATTAAGATGCCCTGCCGCTGAAGGAGCTGCTTTGTCAGTAACTCCAGGGGACAACTCAGTTTCAGATCACCCAGGTGGTGATAAACTTGCAACATTTAACGTAACAGGAACGGTATCATTCTAATGGCACATGCTTATTTTTCAGAAATAAATAGCGAAGGTGTAGTTTTAAAAACTGTTGTAGCAGATGAAAATGATGTCCTTGCAAATGGTGGCAACGGCTCAGAACAAGCTGCAAACTATTTTAAAAGTATTGCTCCGTTAAGTGTTAATGGCGTTAAATGGGTTCAAACCTTTAAAGATGGAACTAGAGGTGTATATGCGGGAACGGGAGATATTTATAACGAAGAACACGATATATTTTGTGAGACTCAAATTTATGCAAGTTGGACTTTAAATACAACAACAGGAAAATATGAAGCCCCTGTTGCACAACCAACACCCCCTACAAATGGTCACCTATCTTGGGATGAGGACAACCAACAATGGAAAAGCACTAAATATATTCCTGATGATTTAACAGAAGATAACGATACAATGTTAGATCCACCAGAAGTAAAAATTTGGAATCCATCTAATTCCACTTGGGAATAAAGTCTATTTACTTTTTTTAATTATCTTGTATATCTAAGATTCGAAAGAATTATTATGTTATTGAAAGAACACGTTTGGATTTTTGAAAATCAAGTAGGAGACTACTTTTGTGGAGATGTAATAAAACTAGGCAATCAAAAAAGAAAACACTTTGGTTATATAAGTGATAACCAAGTTCCTGATAAAAGATTAAGAAATTCAAATGTGTGTTTTTTAAGTGACCCTTGGATTAAAAAATGGTTTGATCAATTGTTTTATACAGCAAACTTAAACGCAGGTTGGAACTTTCAATTTGATAGGTATGAGTCTTTTCAATTTACCGAATACAAAAAAACTCAACATTATGGTTGGCACCCAGATAGTTCTTTCGCTAAACCTAACGAGCTGACAAGAAAACTATCTGGAATTATTTTATTAAGTGATCCAAAAGATTATGTTGGCGGAGAAATAGAATTTAGAACTTACAAAGGTGATATAATTAAAATAGGTAAAAAACCAAAAGGTACAGTTATTATCTTTCCTTCTTTTGTATATCATCGAGTAAAGCCCGTAAAATCTGGAACTAGATACAGCTTAGTAATTTGGGCTCGTGGAGAAAATTTTAAGTGAATAATATTATAATTGTTGGAGGTGGATCTGCTGGTTGGATGACCGCATCTACTTTATTAAAAGCTTTTCCTAATAAAAATATATCTTTAATAGAATCACCTAATATAGCAACAGTCGGTGTAGGTGAAAGTACAATTCAAGGTATACGTAACTGGGTTAAATATATAGGAATTGATGAAAAAGATTTTATAAAAGAAACAGAGGGTAGTTACAAATTAAGTATTAAGTTTACAGATTTTTATAAAAAAGGTGAATCATTTCATTATCCTTTTGGAACACCTGACATTGATAATAACCACTCGCTTTTAAATGATTGGTGGTTTAAAAAATTTGTAAATCCTAAAACATTAAATACTGACTACGCTGACTGTATGTTTCCTTTGCAAATGGCCTATGTAAACAATAATAAATTTAATAAGAAAAAAACTACGTACGCTTATCACTTTGATGCAACAAAATTTGCTATATGGTTAAGAGACAGGTATTGCATGCCAAGAGGTATTAAACATATAAAAGAAGATATCAAAAGTATTGAACAAGATGAAACAGGAATTGTTTCTTTAAATAACAAACATAAAGCTGACTTGTTTATTGATTGCACAGGTTTTAAATCTTTATTATTAAGTAAAACTTTAAACGAACCTTTTGAATCGTACGAAGATTTACTGCCCAACAACTCAGCTTGGGCCACAAGAATATCATATAAAGATAAAAAGAAAGAATTAGTTTCATACACAAATTGCACTGCTATACAAAACGGTTGGGTTTGGAACATACCTCTCTGGTCTAGAATTGGTACAGGATATGTTTACTCAGATAAGTATATTTCTGATGAAGCTGCTCTTAAACAATTCAAACAATATTTAAAAAGAGACGACTTAAATTTTAAAAACATTAAAATGCGAGTAGGTATTCACAAAAGATTATGGGTTAAAAATGTTTGTGCAATTGGTCTTGCAGCAGGTTTTATAGAACCTTTAGAAAGTAATGGTTTATATTCTGTTCATGAATTTTTGTTTTTTTTAATTAGAAACTTACAAAGAGAAAAGGCATCACAATGGGACAAAGATAATTTTACTTTTCAATGTAAACATTTATTTAGAGAGTTTGCTGAATTTGTTGCACTACATTATGCTTTATCACACAGAACTGACACCGACTATTGGAAAGCTAATTTTAATAAACAATGGGAAGAAAAATTAATTAATCTAAAACCCAGCCTTGTAAATGGATTTTTAACTGCTGCACATAATAGATCTAGAGATTATCACTTTAATCATATAGGTGGGTTACATTGCATAGCTGCTGGTATGAATTGGTCACCAACAGATAAGTTTGCACTTGAATATTTTAATCAATCTGATATAGGTCACTTACAAAAAGAATGGAGAAAATATATACAGAACTTAGATAAAAGAAAGAAAAAATATAATATGCAAGTTAAAAAAGAAAATAGTCTATATTCTGTTTTAATGAAAGAAAACGATGTCAACATTTAATTTAAATATAACAGCAATAAAAATGCGTGGGGTTAACAAACTAAATCAAGATTTGTTAAAAGTAATTAAAAAAGTGAAAAAGAATTTACCAGATGTAAATGAGTTTAATCAAACTTTTCAATCTCCTAAATTAAATCCAAATACTTATCCTGTGTTTTTAGATTTATTTACTAAAACAAAAGAACACATAGTAAATATGTTAAAAATATATGATGTTCTTTTTGATAATGTAGATGTTAGTCTACCATGGGTTAATATAAATAGACCGGGTGAGCATGATTCAAGTTGGAATCGTAAAAATTGTGATACACATTTTTCTGTATTATATTATTTAAAAGTCCCTAAAAAATCTGGCGAGATTATTTTTTACAATCCATTTGCTGACGGCAACAGTTTTTTCTTAAAACAATTTAAAGAGGAGAACTCAAGTAATGCCACGTTCTTTAAATACACACCAGATGAAAATACATTATTAATGTTTCCATCTAATCTTAAATATGCAGTAGAAAGAAATATTTCAAAGAGTGATTGTATAAGTATTGCTTTTGACGTAACGATAAAATGAAAAAACACTATGTAATTAAAAATGCAGTGGAAAAAAATTTGTGTGATTTTCTACACAACTACCTTTTAGAAAAAAGAGAGGTATTAAAAATTTTAACCGAGGCTAAATACATATCACCTTTTTCAGACTTGCATGGTAAGTTAGATGGTGACCCTCAAATACCAGATAGTTTTTGTATCTATGGTGACGTTGCTTTAGACAGCGTGTTATTAATCGTATTGCCTATAATAGAAAAAAAACTAAAACTAAAATTAGTCCCTACTTATTCTTACGCCAGAATATATAAAAAAGGAGATGAATTAAAAAGACATACTGATAGAGCCTCTTGTGCAGTATCAGGGACAATGAATCTTGGTGGTGAGCTTTGGCCTATATATCTTAAAGACTCTAATAAAAAACTTCATAAGGTTGAATTATCACCTGGGGACATGTTAATTTACGATGGTGTTTATTTTGAACACTGGCGAGAAAAATTTAACAAAGATATGTGCACACAAGTTTTTTTACATTTTAATAAGAAAGGCTCTAAAAATATTTATGACACAAGAAAACGTTTGGGATTGCCAACTGATTTTAAAACAAAATAATTACGTGTATTTATTTAACGTAAATAATCATAAAAAGATTAAAAATAAAATACTGAAAGAAATAAACAATACCCCATCTAAAAAAATACAGGGTGTATACAAAACGGATTGGCAGACAGATCCATTATTAAAAAGAATGTATTGGGAGAACCATGTAAAATTTTTAGCAGACAAGTGTATCGAATATTTAAAAAAAGATTTATATAAATATGTAAAACAAGATACTTGGCATCATAATCACTGGTTTCATCAATACGAAAAAAATTATGGTTTTGGTTGGCACACTCATGGAGAAAGTAATTTTTCAGGAATTTATTATGTTAGTCTAAAAGACAGTAAATATAAAACACAGTTTGTTGATTTTGATTTACCTATTAAAGAAGGCAATCTTTTAATCTTTCCGTCTTTTTTGTTACATTGCTCACCTTTAATAAATAGTAAAACCAAAAAAACAATTGTGTCATTTAATTTTTCTATAACAACTTTTTATGAAAATAATAGATAATTTATTAGAAGAAAACGAAGTAGAAAAAATCTTTAAAGTTTTATCTGGAGATATGTTTCCTTGGTATTATCAAAATGCTGTGGCCACTAGTCTAGATACAGACAACTATTACTTTACACATATGTTTTATAAAGATGGTGAACAAAGTAATTTTTTTAATTTAACAATACCTATTTTAAAAAAAATTAAATTTAAAAAACTTATAAGAGTCAAAGGGAATTTTTATCCAAACATAAATAAAAAGGTTGAACATCCAAAACACGTTGACTTTAATTATAAAACAAAAGGGGCTTTGTTTTACTTAAACACGAACAACGGACCAACTAATCTTGGAAAGAAAAAAGTAGAGTCAGTGCGAAATAGACTATTGCTTTTTGATGCATCTAAAGAACACAATTCAATATCATGCACTGATGCAAAAGTACGATTAAATATAAATATAAATTACCTATGATAAATATTGTTGATAACTGGTTAGAAAAAGATTTAAGTAATTTTACTGAACAAAGTTTTTTACACAACTATCCACATTACTTTGATCATACTCCTACTGATAACGACAATAAGATATTTTATAATTGTGAATTAAACAATAACGATATGTTAGTAAAATTATTATTTTATAAAGCACAAAAAACAATTAATAAAAAATTAAATTTAATCAGAACACATTTTAATGTTCAACACCCAGGTATGAACGGCGGGTGGCATGTAGATAATTCTCAAGTAAGTTTTGTTTATATGGTGACCCAAACTTTAAATAAAAAAGAAGGCACTTTTCAAGCAAAGATAAATAATAAAATTAAAACAATTGATTTTGTAAAGAATAGATTATTATTTTTTGATTCTAGTATTTTACATAGAGGCAATGCTCCATTTCTTAACAAAAAAAGAAATGTAAACGCTAGAATAACTTTTACGTTGAAAGCAAATTATGATTAAAGTTTATACAGATATATTAAATAAAAATGAAAAAGACTTTTTTAATAACGTTGTTTTAAAAAATGAACTACCTTACTTTATACAAAACGGTCAAACATTAGAAGACGATAGAATTTATCTTTCGCATTTATTACAGCATAGAGAAACAGGCGCCATAGCATCAAATATATACTATGACGTAATGAATATAATTAAAAGACTTTGTAAAAAAACAAATATTAAAATTAATCGTTCCTTACGGGCGTGTATAAATTTAACGTTTCCTTATAATCCTGGCATGGGTGTAATTCATGTAGACCATACTTTTCCACACAAACAATTTATCATTTATCTAACTGATGGAGGTGCCACACATTTTTTTGATAAAAATAAAAAGTTAATAAAAAAAGTAAACTCTAAAAAATTTAAAGTTTTGTTTTTTGATAAAGAGTTTCACGCTGTTGTACATCCTAAAAAAGGCATACGTATATTAGTGGTGGTCACGTTTGTATGATTAATAAAGTAAAAAATATACTGCCTCCAGAGATTAACAAACACATTATCACTAAACTTTGTAATCAACCTAATTGGTGTTTTCCACACGATGCACAAGATCAAACTCGAGAAGAATTTTTTAATAACTTTGTTACTAACAATGTATCTAACTCTGGATTTTCTTTAGTTACGTACGATCAACTTAATAATATTAGAATTGATACAGACTTAAATATATACGCAGAAATAATTTTTTATAAAATAAAACAAGAATTAAAATTAAACTTGCATACTATTTCTAGAATTTATTGGAATTATTATGACACTACGTCTATTGCAAACTATCATGTAGATAGAACAGAACCCGGGTATAAATCTATTATCTATAATATACATACAAATGATGGAGGCACACGTATAGGTGATAAATTTTTTAAATCAAATGAAAGTGAGGCTATTGTTTTTGACAGTGATTTAAAACATAAAGGAGTCGCACCATCTAATTATAAACATAGATTTAACTTGAACATTATTTGTTCCTGTGCTAATTAAAAATTATGGATTACGAAGCATTAGAAAGTATAGACAGAACAAAACATAAAGACCAGTTAGTAAAAGAATTAACTGAACTAAGAAAAAAACATGAAGAAGTAAAAATGGTTTTAAAAAGTGAAAAAGAATACAACCTACATTATCAAGATGTGGTAGAGATTAAAGACCGAGCCTTACTTCAAATGTCAGAAATCAATAATGAATTTTTAAAAGAAGTAGGAAAACTTAGAGCTATTATAAAACGACTTACAAATGAGTAATCCCTCGTTTATAGAAATTTATAGTGTTGATAAAAAAATTTGTGACGACTTAATTAAATATCACAAAGAAAATATTTTATACAAAGAGGATGGACATTTAGGTCTTAATTCTAAAATTGTTTTAGATAAGTCTTTAAAAGAGTCTGTAGATGTAACCTTTCACAATGATACAAAACATACAACCGTTATTAATTTTTTTAAACAATTAAAAATTTGTCTTGATCAGTATACGAATAAATACTCTATTAAAAATAAATTATGCACAGAATATAAAAATGCTATTTCAATGTTTCCACCATTAGGTGGGTTTAAAATACCTCACTACGAAAGATCTAGCGTAGCAACCTCACGTAGACAACTTGTTTATATGTTGTATTTAAATACATTAAAAGATGGTGGAGGCACTGAGTTTGTACATCAAAATATAGTTACATCAGCAGAGAAAGGAAAACTAATAATATGGCCGGCAGATTTTACACATCTTCACAGAGGTATTGTATCTCCAACAGAAATAAAGTATATAGCTACAGGATGGTTTGAGGTAATATAGGTCTATACTTCAACAAAAACTTAAGATATAGTGAGGTGCTATGCTACAAAAAATAGGATTTCAACCAGGTATAAATAAACAAATCACAGAAACCGGGGCAGAGGGACAATGGACTGATTGTGATAATGTAAGATTTAGATACGGCATACCTGAAAAAATAGGTGGCTGGAACCAGCTAGGAGCCCTTAATTCTAACGAATTAACAGGTGCTGGTAGAGGGCTACATCATTTTGTAAATACAGCAGGTAGAAGATATGCTATTATTGGCACTAACAGAATACTGTATGCTTTCTCTGGTAACGTGTTTTATGACATACACCCTATTAAAACAACAACAACGCTTACTAGTGCATTCAGCACGACTAACGGATCATCAACAGTAACGATAACTTTTTCAACATCTCATGGTATATCTCCTAACGACATAATTTTATTAGATAACTTTACCTCAATAACAGGATCTAATTTTAGTTCTTCTGATTTTGATGATAAAAAATTTATGGTTACATCAATCCCTAGTGCTACGACTTTGACTATCACAATGCCTTCTAACGAATCAGGATCTGGAGCAACAACATCTGGTGGCATAAGAGTACAACATTATTATCCTGTGGGCACAGCTGTTCAAGAAAAAGGTTTTGGTTGGGGCTTAGGTACGTATGGTGGTGAAGACACCGGAGCAGTAACGACTACTTTAAATGGAGCCATAGACGCAAGCACAACAACTATAGTTTTAACAAGTGCTACACAGTTTCCAAACACTGGAACTAGCTTTGTATTAATTGGAACAGAGATGATTCAATACACAGGCGTAAGTGGCAACACCTTAACTGGTGTAACACGAGGCGCTCGAGGAACTACAGCCGCATCTCATAGCGACGGAGCCACTGTCACTAATGGTACAGACTATGCTGCATGGAATGAACAGACAGCAGAGGGTTTAGCTTTAGATCCGGGTATGTGGTCACTTGATAATTTTGGTGATAAAGCTATTTGTTTAATTCATGACGGTCCTGTTTTTTCTTGGGACTCTAATTTAGGTAACGCTACAGAAACTAGAGCAAGTATTATAACAGGTGCACCAACAGCATCAAGACACATGGTAGTATCAACACCTGATAGACACTTAGTATTCTTTGGAACAGAAACAACTATCGGAGATACAGCAACACAAGATGATATGTTCATTAGATTTTCTGACCAAGAGGATATAAATACATACACACCTACAGCAACCAATACAGCTGGTACACAGAGACTGGCCGACGGATCACAGATCAGAGGGGCAATCAGAGGTAGAGATGCAATTCTTGTTTGGACTGACACAGCTTTGTTTACACAACGTTTTGTAGGTCAACCTTTTACCTTTGCTTTTTCACAGGTTGGAACACATTGCGGACTTGTTGGACAGAACGCATGCGTAGAAGTTGATGGTGCAGCTTATTGGATGTCAGAGAATGGTTTTTTTAGATACGGTGGTAAACTAGAATCACTACCTTGTTTAGTAGAAGACCACGTTTACAATGATATAAATCTAGCATCTGGTAATCAGATGGTATCTGCAGGGTTAAATAATCTTTTTGGTGAAGTTATATGGTTTTATCCATCTGGCACATCAGATGTTGTTAACAAACAGGTTACTTATAATTATTTTGATTCATCACCACAAAGACCTGTGTGGACTGTAGGCACACTTGCTAGAACTATGTGGAGAGACTCTGCTGTCTTTGGAACACCACATGCGTTAGAATACACTGCAGGTAACGATTCATCTTTTGATGTTGTGGGCAACACAGAGGGTCGAACTGCATATTACGAACATGAGACAGGAACTGATCAAAATAAAAATGGTACTATAACAGCGGTATTGGCAAACATATCGTCAGGAGATTTTGATATAAGTCAAAGAAGAGGCATAACAGGACAATCTACAGGTGTGGCTGATCTTAGAGGAGACGGTGAGTTTCTTATGAAGATAAGAAGATTCATACCAGATTTCATATCACAAACAGGAGCTACAAGAGTTACATTACAATTAAAAAATTATCCAAATAGCACACAGGCTAGTTCGCCTCTTGGGCCATTTGATATTACCTCAACTACAAC